TTCACATCCTCGTTATAGCGAGTGAAGGGGCCGGGCAGATACCAAACAGGCGCTTTATTCGCCATGGGTCATTACTCCTTACTGAGCAGCGTCGCCAACAGCGATAACGCCTGCAGTGTGTTTCACAGAAGTGGCCACTTGGTCCCAGTTGGTGCCAGTCGCCAGCTCTGCGTCGGTGGGGGACTTGCCGCCGTTCGCTTCATCCCAGGTGTAACCTTTCAGGCCAAGGCCGAAGGTGTAATCCACCTGCATGGTGGTCTCGATGCGGTCTTTGCCGTTGCTGGTTTCGATGTTGCTGATTACGTCACCGCCGTCATGCACGATGGCCGCAGATTCAACCAGGCCCAGCACCTTCTGCAGGTCGGGTGCCGGATCGACTCCAGCTTCGGACAGTGCCGGCGCGTCGGTAACAATGACCGCCTTGCCGAGAATGTCCACAACCTGCACGTTCTGAGCCTGGAACAGCTGCGGGGTGTTGGTCAGGTTCTGGCCGATCAGCTTGTGGTAAACCGCGCCGGTCATGACGTTGGTGATGATGTTGCCGCTGTGGTCGCCGAACTTCGCGTGAGCAGAGTTCAGGGCGCCGTAGTCAAGGCCAGCAGAGGCGGACACGTCATTGGTGGCATCGCTGTTGTTCTCGATGGCCGCTACCAATGCCGCAATAGCGGTATTCAGCTGGTCGGACATGAGCGCTTCAGCGAAGTTACGGCTGGCCACTTCGATGCCTTCAGCGGTCGGCTTGCGCAACCAGGTCAGCTGGCCCGGCTCAAACAGGATCGGGCCGAAACCACCGGCAACCTTCACGGAGCTGTGCTTCAGCTGGGTCAGGTCAGTGGCGGACGCGGAGCCATTGGCAGCGTAGCGGTCAACCCGACGCTGAGCACTGTGGATGGCTGCGAAGAAGGATTCTTGCAGGAAGTCACCATCAAAGCCTTCAGTGGTCAGGCGGATGGAGTTACGGCTTGCGGCGTTGAATTTGTCCACCATCTGGGCCAGCGTCTCAATGGTCGCGGGCATGATGTACTGGTTGAACACCTGCATATCGGAAAGTGCCATGATTTGTTACCTCAATTATTCAGTTCAGGGAAACGGTTTTTGATTGCGGCTGTACGCTCGGATCGATCACCGCCCAAGCTGCCTTTAGTTGCGGCACCGCCGCCATTACCGCCCCCGCTGGCACCGCCACCAGAGGCCTTGCTGCCAACAATCAGCGGCGCAAAGGCCGGATCATTGGCAAATTCTGCTTTCAGTTCGTCCACTGTCATGGCGCTGGGCTTGCCCTGGGCATCCAGCACCACGGTTGTCGGCTTGCCGTCACGGACTTCCATGGACAAGCGGCTGGTCAGGTGCGGCTGAAGCGCCTTTGCACTGCCCTGCACTGCGATCTCCGCCGCAATGCCAGACGCCACACCTGTGACCATTTGCTCCTTGAGCCAGGCCTGGTGCTGCTCAACCTCGCCCTTCAATTCGGCTTCACGCTTTGACAGCTTTTCCTGCCAGCTCTTTTCCAGCGCGTCCACGTCCCCGGCTTTGCGGCTCTTATCGTCATTGATTGAGGCGAGCTGATCCTCCAGCTCTTTCATGCGCTTGGCAGCCTCCTGGCGCTCTTGCTTGGCGGTTTTGGTTTCGCCCAGCAGCTTGTCCTGGTGCTCTTTCAGGCGCGTGTTCTCGGCCTGAATTTCGGCAATCTGCTCAGGTGTCAGCTGGCTACCGCCATCACCGCCACCATCGTCACCGGCGCCTTCACGTTTGATCTGGGGGAGTTTGTTGATACGCATTGGTCACTGACCTCTTGGTTTACCCACTGGGTTAAATCCCTGCCCGAGCGAAAGCCTGCGGCTCAAGTTGCCGCATTTCTGCCAAGGTCAGGGGTTGGAAATTTCTGTCGAGCTGCAGTTGCGCGAATCGCTCTGCATTGATGCCGCCATTGCGGAGCAACTTGCCCCGCGTTGGCCCTATTGCTGAATCCTGGAAAGCGGCTGGCTGTCGTTTCAGCCACTGGTAATACGTCAGGTCGGCATCCACATAGCCGTTTTCACTGGAGCGCGTGGCGCCTTTTTCGAGGAAGTCCAACCCGTCATCCAGCTCTGCCACCGTGGTTGAGCGGCAGCCGATATGCAGCGGCGGCATTGGTCCGTCGCCCACCTCGAACGTCTGCCCATCAAGGCTGCGGCACTGCGTAGTGGTGCGGCTATCCAGCGTGGAAACCCACCGATAGCCTGTTACCAGGTCGGCATTACGGTCCCACGTCTGCTTTCTGGCTGTGCTGGCCACATGCTGCACGGCAGTCCGCACAATGGCCTCGGCATGGCGCCGGGTGGTGTCCAGCAGGCCGTCTTTGTAGCGCCGGGCTTTGGTGCCGCGAATCGAGCGGACAATCTCGGCATTGGTCTGGCCCTCGAATGCGCCTTGCCTGATGCGATTCTTGACCGCCTCAATTTCGCTTCGGGCCCAATCCTTAACGAATGGATCGAGCAGTTTGCCGCCCTGGCTGCCTCGAACGCTCATAGGGTCCAGGGTAGCCGCCGACCAGACGGTGCTGGCAGCAGGGACAGCAAAGGAGACGCCGCTTACCACTGAATCAAGATTGCGAGCTTCAAAGCCCGCTTCGTATTCAGCCAGTTCCTTCAGGCTGCCCAGCAGGCCAGCTGTTTGCTTGGCGTAAAGCCCGGTCAGCAGGCTGTCGATCTCTTTCAGGAGCCGGTTCAGCTTGTCACGCTTGTAAGCGGCCAGCTCAGAGCGAAATAGCAGCTTCTTTCGGATTTCCCGGTCAACTTCCTGAAGGAAGCTCACCATCTGCTTGGCCTCGCCGGACTTCAGGCGCTCCAGATAAACCGCATGCCGTACCGTGGAATCAACAAGGGCTTCAGGAGTCGCCATCAGCGTCATCCAGGGCAAGGCCGGTTCCGCTTTCGCCTACTTCCTCGCGCACTTCTTCATCGGTCTTTTCTGAGTCAATCAGGCCGGTGCGGCGCATCCAGGCCCACACATCAGTCTCGGGAACTGCGCCGCTCATCCATGCCGCGACAATTTCGCGCAGCAGCTGGGCGTCCAGCTTGTGCTCCACGAGATCCTGATTCAGCTCATAGGAAGAATCACCCGGGGCATTGTTGAATACGCCCATCCAGGCAAGGCACTGGGTGTAAGCGTCAGACACATTAGAAGATGCGAGGGATAGGGCGGAGTGCTGCGCGGCGTCATCGCTATCCACTTCGGTGGCCGTCTTCACAACACCGCCAATCTGCATCAGCTTGGCGCCAAGACCGACCATCCGCTCTTCAATGTCCTTCAATTCTTTCTGGATAGCAGAATCAGCGGTCACCGTCTCAATGCCGAATTGGCCACCCTCGGGCAACATGACGGGAGCGCGAGAGCCAAAAAGAACGCCTTTTTCTTCCAGCATTTCCACCCATTGCTGGGTAAGTCCTGACATCCATGGCTGCGGCTGTCCGGCGTAGAACAGCGCGTTATACCAGTCTGCCCCCACCTGGTAGTGCTTTATGTTCTGGCGGGCCAGATCAAGAAGCGGGGCTTTATCAATGCTGCTGTCGTTGTTCTGTGCGCCTACGAAAGTGAAAGGTATGCGATCCCAGGCTGTGCCGGTGCCGGTGCGCGGGAAGTATTGTTCGTGAATCTCCCAAGCCACACCCTTTTCGTTGGCGCGCCAAAGCGTTACCTGATAGCCGCCCTCAACCAGCTGCAACGCCCGATATTGTTCGATCTCATCAACGCTGAATCCATCAGCGCCTGGCTCTTCGACTGTTTCATGCAGCACAACCATGGAGAGGATGTGAGCACCGCCAACCTTGGTTGTGCGCCAGTTCTTGATCTGCTCTGCCTTATAGCGAACGATGCTGGCACGGACCAGTCCGGCATTTTGGTCGGCCCGTGAAGCGGGGGCCTCTGCATTGGGATAATCAACCAGGAGGCCTTCGCGACCTTTTCCCATCACGTTCTCGAGTACGCGCTGACTCTGCTGGAAAATGCTTACCCCAGCACCATCCACATCCATTGATACGTAATCCAGTCCAGCGACGACCTCTAATGCAGGATCTTTGCGAAATACCGCACCGATCAGCCCTTGAAGAGTGTGCCCGGTGACGTTGTAGAAGCTGGCCCGCTGCTTGTAGCGGTCATAGACGGCTTTCTTCTCGCCCGGATCATCCTCGACCGCTGACGGGTTCGGCAGATACTGCTCACCCTTGGCTTTGACTTTTTCCTCACCGGCAACAACGTCCGCGACCAACTCCCAGCTGGGCAGCGCAGCGTTGTAATCGCCTCTTGTGTAGGTAACGTCTTTAGCCATTAGTAATTCATTCTCAGCTTGGTGGCAGTGGCCGGCTTGATTACCGGGTAATCGTGATGGATGAAGTAGCCGCCGGCGTCCGGCAAATGATCCAGCCCTTGAGCTTTATCTGGTGATCCGTTCTTGTCGTATGCCTGTTGCTCTAGGCACTTCACATAATCCGGGCAGCGATCCACATTGACCTGGTAACCGCTCTCTAAAGCGGCGTTCATGGCGTTAATCCGGTCACGGACAGGGGGATTTTTCTTTGGAGCATGAACACTGAATCCCGCATCACGCAGAATCGCTATGTCGGTCTTGCTGGCGTTAACGCTCTTGCGGCTATCGCCAGACGCATCCGGGTAGACATGAATGGCGTGGCCTGGGAATCGCTCCCTGATCAGCCTCGCCATGTCTGGCGTGTCGTAGCCCTTGGTAATCTCGGCCACGGCCACCGGGTGCCCGTCACGCTTCACATGCACGACCGCAGACATATTGCCCACGTTGAAGTCCATGCCGATAAACAGCGGTTCGTGAGCGTCCTCCGTAACACTGGAGTTGCACCGCTTGCGGTCAAACTGGATATAAACTGTGCCGCTCGTCAGGTTGACGAACTCGCCTTCAATGTAGGCGTCCAGCAGGTTGCTGGGGTAAATGTCCCGCAGGCTATCTATGTAGCCTTCAGGCAAATGCGGGTTGCTGTAGCTGGGCGCCCTGATGATTTCGTACCCGGGCGGCTTCTGCTCTTCCCATGTCTCGTAGACGAACCGGAATCCTTCAGGTGTGGTTGCCACACCTACGGTGTTCTTCGATCCGTCCAGCTTCTTCTGCCGATTCCGTGACAGGATCCGGCGCCACACCTCGGCTGCATCATCCCGTTTCAGGGTGTCCAGCTCGTCCACATCCGAATCACCGACCTCAAAGCCGATAATCCGCTGGGGGGTGTCCATGCTCCGAAAGATGATTCGGCCATGACCTTCAATGTCCAGCACGTTATGCGGGTGCTTCGTCAGCCGGTACGGAACGCCAAGACCGGAAAGCATTTCCTCGAACCTGGGCCAGGCGATCATCCGAATCAGGTCATAGGTGGGCTCGTAGAAAGCCCGGTCGTTATTCGGATAGACCAGCTTCCCCAGCAGGGAGCGAACAATCAGCGCTTCCGTCTTGCCAGCACCAAACCCGGCCACAATCGCCGGATACTGCGCCTCGCTGAATATGAACTGGTCCTGTGGGACCGTTGGGTTAATTTCCACCGGGGCGATTTACCACAACCGTGACACCCTGGGCAGGCATCTGAATTTGGTCTTTGAAGGCCTGAACATCAATGTGCTTGCCGATCAGCTCCAGGCGCTTTGTGCGGTCTGAAAGCTTCACCTTCACCACAACGCCATCCGGCTCTTTCTCTCCATCGATGTAAGTCCAGCGCTGCTCTACCTCAACTCCGGCCACCAGCCCCTGGCGCCAAATCTTCGGCCACTGGTGTATGGGCTTTAATCCTTATACAGATCAGCCAAGTCCGCCTCTGCCTCGTCTGCCAAACGTTTGAGCAGCCAGTCCGCATTTACCTTCGTCCGCTCTGACCGCTCCTTCTTGGCCTCAGCAATAGCCTGCTGAATGTCTGGTTTTGTAAGGTTTTCGTTACCGATCTTTCGGGCTGTTTTCTGGCTATATCCCGCACGAATCGCTGCCTGTGTCGCATTCAGGTCGACCAGGTACTCTTCAACGAAAGCCTTTTGCTTTTCTGTCAGCTTCGGACTCAGCACCGCTGATTCCTCCATACCGGCCCCGCCGGCTCACTTCGGGCACCGCCCGATTACTTTTTCACTGTTGCCGACTGGGGTGTCTTCTCCACCACAACGGCGTCAAATTTGGGCACCAGCCCCACAGCAGCTATCACCAAGGTGAGGACGGCAAACAGGACGGTCAGCACCTTGGCCATGCCCTTCACATACGATGTGAGGCTGGTTACCGCGTCCCGGGTGGCCTTGGCGTCCTGAGCTACGTCGAGAAGGTGCGCCACGCTACCCTCCAAGGTTCCGACCCGATGCGGCAGCTTCTCCACTTCAAGCTGCTTCAGGCGGTGGTCATGCAGGCTCTGGCCGCGCTCCAGCTCATTCACCCTGAGAGGGATACTGTCCATTTCGCTGTTTGCCTCATGTGTCATCCCGGAAACTTCTCCAACACTGCCGGGCCACGTAGGCCAGACCAAGCCAACAAAAAAGAATGATGATTATTGCCAGGAAGGCTGCATGGGCCGTGTCCTGTGCGTATTTACTCAGCCGCCCGGATCGCATCGACAAGTCCGTTATGGCGGGTTGAGCAGTCGCTGTAGGTCGCTTTCCAGTCATTCATGGTCAGCGCCACGCTACGGGCCGTGCCGTCAGTCAGCCTGCTCAGCCTCTCCGGGCATTTGGTCAGCAAGGTCTGCTGGTAGGGCTTCGTCTGGCCCCAGATTGAGCATCCGGACAAGATCAGGCTCAAAGCACACACGCTTGTAAATCGGCTTGACCACTTCACGGATAACTCCCCGGTCGATGACCGTCTGGTTTGCCTTGAGGGTGGCCAGCTTGGCCTCTACCTCTTGTGCAATTCCGGATTCACGAGCCATGGCCGCTTTGATGGCTTTCTGGGCGCCCTTCAGTTCGGATAGCTCTTGGCTGTCCTCATAGAGCCCCCGGCCATACCAGCCGCCGAAGGCAATGCCGCCGACAATCGCCAGCACCGCCAGATAAGGGCCGCCCTTTCTGATCAGCACCAGCCAAGTCATTGCTTGTCCCGGCGCCACTGCCAAAACTTAATGAGGGCCGGAGGAATAGCGAGGAAGGCACCATAAGCAGTGGCGGTTCCTGCACTAATCTCCGGGGGGTTCTCACCAAAAACTCTGTAGGTCACCCAAGCAAAAGCCACAGCGCCTTCAAGCACCAGGGCAAGCACCACAAGGGCGTTGCTGCTGATGAACTGGTACAGGCGGGCCATTAGTAGCTCCACACCCAAGGTCGGGGGCGCCCTGACTCATGCTTCAGATCATCCAAGTGAATGAATCGCCCGGAGCCTTTCTGATTGACGCCGATCCCGGTAAAGCCGTGCTTTATGGCCAGCTCAATGATTTTCATGGCATCGCCGCCACTGACTGCAATATCAGCAGCCCGGCCACTGGCATGCGCCCCTGGGGAGGCTTTGCGGGCCTCAATGGGGTGATCCGGGTGCCGGTAACCGCTTGTCACGGTCATGGGCTTTCCGTACTCGGTGCGCAGGGCCTGTAGCTTTTCCATAAAGCCCGGCTTCATGCCGTTCTTGCCGGTGTGGGAGCACACGAATTCATGCGGCTGGAAGTTGGCGAATCTATCCCAGTCCATTGGATGCTCCAGAAACAAAAATGCCCCGGCGGTCGGGCGACTCCCAACCCATGGGGCAGAAAAAGAAAAACCCGCTTTCGCGGGCTGGGTGCTGGCCAAGGGTTCGGGGGATCAGGGAGAGAGGCCAGCGAAAAGGTTATGCTTCCAGGAATTTATCGTTTCATGGTGCTTGTCCGTTTATTCAGGGGGCACTTGTGAATGATAGAAATAATCCTATATGCGGACGGCCATTTACGGTACGGCCATTTGCATCCGTTCGGCTTGCTGTAGAGACATAATTTCATCGCAGATTTCGGCAGGCTTTCGGATCGCTTCACGTTCCCAGCGATGAAGCTGGTCACCCATGAAGTCCCACCATTTCCGCCACGGCCGGTCCTTCTTGTAGAAGTGGCTCTGGTCTATTCCCATCATCTGGCAGGCGAACTCCATCTGCATAGCGCCCCCCTGGCATTCCCTCTGGAAATTGAAGATAGCAATCTCAACCATGCGCTTTGCCTTCAGCAGGGTGCGGTCCTGCTTTATCTCTTCGCCATACCTGCGAAGGAACCGGGCCCACAGGTGCCGCTCTATGGCTTTCAGGTTCACATCCTCCCAGTCAGGCGCATAGCACATGATGAGAAGGTCGCCCAGCGGCCTGTCCTGCTTCTCAACCGCTTCCATAACCTTCCCAGCCCATACCCCTTTTGCAATGGCATAGTTGTGGGCTGACTGTGGATCGCCGCCAGAACCGTTCGGCTGCATCTTCTGGATGCCAAAAGCGTCGTGAATCATCTTCTTGGTATCAGCCATTTGCCCTCTCCTCCGCCGCTACAAGCAGCCTTTTGATAACGTCAATTGCCGTCCCATTGGTGACCATTTCCGTGCTGCATCGGTAAATCACCCAGCCCAATAGCTGGGCCTCGCCGTATTTCTCCAGATCCGCCTGAAAGCCGCTGCCCCGGTTGTGGCGGCCACCTGTCCAGATGCCACCCTCAACTTCCACCGCAAACAGCAGCTCGGGCCATGAAAAGTCAAAGCGCCAGCGGCGGGTCGGATGGAATCGGTGCTCACGCACCCATCCTGTCAGCTTCTCGGCCTTCAGGTGCAAGGCCAGGGTCTCTTCGCCTTTGCTCTTCTTCACCGGTGATACTCTCCGATTGCCTGCAGCACATCGGCAGAGCACGGGTATTCCCCGTGAGTCCGCCGGTAATGCGCCACCAGCCGGCCAAATATGGCCTTTTCAATCTCTTTGCGGGTTTGGCCCAGCCCCTGGCCCTCGAACACAGAGCGGTCGCCATGGATGCCGCCCGGGCCCTGGTGGGCTTCGTAGCTCAGCGGAATAACCCACCATTGCCCGATTTCCACCTTGTCATGCTTGGCGGTGCTGCCGGCGCAGTGGTGGATGCAGGCCGGACCAAGACCCAGATAGCAGCCGGTTCCGGCCAGCCATTGGTGCCAGCGCTTCTGGGCTGCTGTTGGTGCTTTGCCGCCTCTCATACGGCCCCCGGCTTCATCCAGTTATTCCAAACACCCAGCGCCCAGAAGTAGGTATAAGCCACTGACATGGCTGCAATACCCCACTGTTCTGCAGTTATGGTTGCGTAGAACCAGAAAGGCTGGCCGGCCAAGCCGAAAAGGCAGGCGTAACGCTTCCAGGTATCGTTGCTTTGCTGAGTCAGCAAAACCGCGATCATTCCGGTCAGCGCGATTCCAATTTGCTCCATTACTCCACCCTCGACAGTTCGTTTGGCTCCACCTCGGCCTCTGGCCAGTGGAACCGGGCAAATTTCAGCGCCT